CACTTGATGAAGCTGAAAATCAGCTTGAGCAAGCTTTCATTATACTTAATTCTAATAATGTAAAAGAAGATAAAGAAAAAGTAATATCATATAAAGACTTTCTGGTAAAGACTCTACCTTCAATTGCTGATACTTTTCCATTATATTATGAAGGTAATACTGAAAATAGTACATTATTTGCATCAAGTACTATAGAGGAATTTCAGGCTAAAAGAAAGACTTTATTTCAGCTAATAAGAACTGAATTCCAGAAAAAAAAAGTTAATAAGAATTTATTTAAAGCATATGCAAGAGAAGATTTATTTAAGTTAGGAGAACAGTTAAAAGAGGAATGGTTAACAAGACAGTCTAATATTGTAATAGATGCTGCTCAAAAAGCTAAAGGAGAGCAACTCATCAATGGTATAAAAACGTTAGGAGAACCAGGTCAAGCTGTAACTTCTTTAAAAGGCTGGCTTCGTATTAATAGCTCTACGCATGAAAACTTTGCTGATGGTAGAAGACAAGCTATGGGTTTTATCATCCCAGCAATAAAGAATAAAACTTTAAAAAGAGAGCATCTTACAGATTTCATTGGTGACGTTGAAACTGACTGGAATGGTACTAAAAAGAAGAAAGCATTTAGAGATCATTATCCTACAGAAGCTGCAATGATACTAAATGCACTGAAGGAAGTTGAAACTGAAGACCGGAAGAGTGCAGGTGAAGCTAAGAAGAATGCTGTCTTTGAATTTGATACTAATGTTTTAAGTAAAGCTCAAGAAGAAATAAAAAATATACCACCAGGTCAAAGAGCTGCATATGTTGCTGAAGTACAAAAATCTTTCAATGATACAATAGGATCAGTATTCCCTGGTGCTAAATCTGAAAGTTTAAATACTTGGATAACTAATTTAGAAAAAACAGAAGAGGATAGTTTAAAACATGCAGAACATCTGGTGCGTACAAATCAACGATTACCAGATGGTTGGGATAATAATATTTTTTCAGCGGAAGGATTAGACAAAGCTAGTGAAATATTAGAAGATAGTAAAAAAAGATTACCTGATAAACACCAAAGTGAATATGAAGGGAATATTCGTGCTGCAATAGCTGACCATCTAACCGAAGACTTAAAAGGTGGAAATCGACAAAGTGAGGATTTCAGACAAATAGAATCTCATGCATTTCCAGCATTCTATGATAAAGTTAGAAAGCTGCTAGATGATAGGAGTGCGAAAACTCCTTTAGAAGCTGCTGATAAAGCTTGGGATTTAATTTTTAAAGATGAAAAAACAAGAAAAGATCTTTTCAATAAATGGGATGCACAAGGTTATAAAAGAAAATCAGAGTATGATGAAAGCTCACCTCAAGCATTAGCTGAGACAATGAAATTAATAAGTAATGACAGTAAAGCTCTTTATAGTAAAGAAATACATCCTGGTGAACTTCAAGATTTACAAGCAGGACTTGATTTCTATAATACTGGACAAGGTTTTATACCTACTCGGTATAGAAATATAGCTAAAGCAACTACAGAGAAAGATACTGGTCATGAATTATTAGTGAGAAGATTAAAGTCAACAGGATTTATAGATAAAGAAGGTAAGCCAATACCAGAAAGGGAAAGGCTTATACCTGAATTACAGAAATTATTACTTAATCGACCTAGCCCTTCTAATACATATAGAACTATACTAGAATCAGAAGATCCAGAATGGATGTTAGGATTATTAAAAAGTATTCATCCAAATATTTTTATAGATAATATAGATGATTTAAAAACATATCTAAGGCTATCAAATTCTTTTAATAATTCATTAAGTTCAGGTGCTAATAATTTAAATACCTACTATGAGATAGGTGAAGATGATTTAAAAGAATGGGGTGACTTTACTAAAAGATGGGGTGTAGTAGATCCAGAGGTATATCCGTATATGGATATAACCACTATGCCACCAGGTCTTGCTTTTATGTTTACATCTGAAAAGATATTAGAATCTGAAACCAAAGAAGATGAACAAGGTGTCCATCAAAACGATCCTGGACCTAAACCAAGAAAAGAAGATTTTCCAATTCAACCTGGGGATGTAATTGAGCCTACTAACTTTGGTTATTACACAGGTGCATTATCTATAGATAATCTTAAGTATAACACGGAAGCTTATAACAAAGCTATGTTTGATTGGAATGAAAAGAATAGAACCTATAGGCCACTTACTAGAAAAGTTAATAATAGAACTCTGGTATACAATCGTCAAACTGATAGGTATGAAAGAGAAGATGGTCTTTATCTAAAAACTACAAAAGAAAGAAAAGAACAAAAAGATGCTTTAATACAAAAAAGTATAAATGAACGTCTTGAAAAAGCTAAGGCTCTACCTGATTCAAAAGAAGTAAGTACTCATAGGATGCCTGATGGTCGATACGTCCAAGGTCCAATTACTGTCTATAAACATGTAGATGAAAAAGGCTATGTGGAATATAGATTAGAACCACCTACAGGTGGGAGTATATAAATACATTACTAAGGTAAACATATGGAACCAGATGAACTTATACCGTCTACTATACCACAAAGTGTTGTAGATGAGTATCAAGGATATGCTGATGCAGCAGCTAAACAATTTGCTGCTCAAGAAGCTGCAGAAATAAAAGCAGTATCTGATGAAGAACAAGAAAAACAAGAACAAGAAGATCCTAGAAATCAAGAAAAATGGGATACTAAAGCATATGCAAAAGAAGCTCAATCTATTTTAGCAGGTGGTTTACAAGATACTGCTTCCTCTATTACTACTTTCCCTGAACGTACTGTAGATGCTATTACTGGCGAAATGCAACGTGAAAGGGAAGAGAATGGGTTTTATAAACCTGAATGGGATCCTTTTGTAGATGCAGGTAATCCAATAGAAACTAAAACTTGGTGGGGTAATTTAGCTAGAGGTGTTGTACACTTCGGTTCTATGGCTGCTGCTATCATTCCTACTGCTAAAGCTACGGCTGCTAGATTAGGTATAGCAAGTACAGGTATAATGGCTAATAGTTTGGTAAGAGCTGCTGGTGTAGGTGCTGCGTCCGATTTGATATCTAAGGAATCAGATGGACATAATGCATTAGGTATGATGAGAGATCGTTATGGCTGGATAGATACACCTTTAAGTACTAAAGATACTGAGCATCCTATTTGGTGGAAACTTAAAAATATATTAGAAGGCATGGGTATAGGAGCTATATTTGATGGTGCTACTATATTACTAAGTAAAGGTAGTGATGCAGCTATCCGAACTGTAAAGAATAGAGGTAAAAGTATAGAAATAGAAACTTTAAGAAAAGGATTACAAGAATTAAGAGATAATGAATATGAATTTAGAGCTAGTAAAAATAAAGCTATAGCTAATCCTGAACAAGGTGCTCACTTATCTCAAGATGACCCATTTATTGTATGGGAAAATCAAAAGAAAATGAGAAAAGGTTGGGGTTCTGAAGAAGGTGCTGCTGGTAATATAGTAAGACCTGTATTAAAAGAACGTGTAGCTAAAAATGCTGAAATTAGTGAAGAGCTAGCTGAAGAAGTATTAAGTAAACTTTATAGTACAGAAAAGTTTAAAAAAGTTATAGAGGCAGTAGGTGGTAGTAGAAAAAGATTAGTTGAAGTATTTGGTGATTCTATAGCAGCACATCAACGTATTACTCAAGGTAGAAATGCAGCTGATATGTCAGCTAACGAATACTTAAAAGAATTATTTGAATCATTTGATATTGTTGGTAGTGGTACAGATGATGCTATTAAAACAATAACTAGTAGAAATGTAGTAGTTGCTGATTTAATTGTAGGTACATTACTGCATGAAATTAGAGATAGAGGTATTGGAGGTAGAGAATTAATTGAAATAGCTAGTGTTAATAGTATTGATGGTCCACTGGATCAAATAGTTGATACTATGATGGTAGCTTTAACTGAAGCTAAAAGAGCTAGAATTGTTAAATCTCAAAACTTTAGAGAACTAGGTGCTGGTAAACGTAGGTATTTAGAAGAAACTCTCACTAAAGAGATGTCTGATACTAGAACATCTATTCAGTCCATATTAAAGATAGCTAATAATAGTGAAGATTCTAATTTATTAATGGCATTATTTGAAGCATTCTCTTCAATGCAAACAGTTAATACTTTAGATGATTTTGATGCTTGGGCTAGAAAGATGATTAAAGGTGGTGAGATTGAAGGTAAAGCACAGATAGGTGCTGTTGTAAGAGAACTAGAAGGTGTTATGATACATAGCATTCTAAGCGGCCCTAAGACCCCTATGAGAGCTATTATAGGTACAAGTACCGCAACGTTCCTTAGACCCTTCTCTACGGCCTTAGGGGCTACTCTCAGGATGCCTTTCACAGGAGATGTTACAACCTTTAGAGCAGGTTTATCTTCATTGAATGCTATGATGCAAGCTGTACCTGAATCGTTTACTTTATTTAAATCTAAACTTAATTCTTACTGGGCTGGTGATATATCTACTATTAAAACTAGATTTGCTGAATATACTAGAGGTGATGATAACTGGGAAGTTATTAGAAGATGGGCAGAAGATAGTGGTAGAGCAACAGCAGGTGAACGTATTTGGTTTAATCTAGCTAATATGGCTAGAAATATGAATAATAATAGTTTCTTAACTTACTCTACTAAAATAATGGCAGCAACTGATGATGCTTTTGCTTATATTTTAGGTAGAGCTAAGATGAGAGAAAAAGCTATGAGATCTGCTATGGATGCTCAAGCTAAAGGTAAACTAACTGCTTATACAGAAATAACTCCTGAACTACTTAAGATCTATGAAGATGATTTCTATCGTGAAATATTTGATGCTAATGGTGATATTATAGATGAAGCTACTAAATTTGCACGTAAAGAAGTAACACTTACACAAGAATTAACTGGATTCCCTGCAGCATTAAACTCAGTATTCCAAGCTAATCCCTGGGCTAAACCGTTCTTCTTATTTGCTAGAACTGGTGTAAATGGTTTAACATTAACTGCTAAACATACTCCTGGTTTTAATTTTCTAGTAAAAGAATTTAATGATATTGCTTTTGCTACAACTAAAGATATACCTAATTTAAAAAAATATGGTATTAATAGTGCTGTAGAATTAGCTAATGCTAAGGCATTACAAACAGGTAGACTAGGTATAGGATCTGCGTTAACATCTATGGCAATATGGTCTTGGATGTCTGGTACCTTAACAGGTAATGGACCAATTGATAGACAGAAAAGACAAGCATGGATTAATGCAGGATGGAGACCTAGACAAAAGAAATTTGGAGAGGTATGGGTAGGCTATGAGTCTATTGAACCATTCAACCAAATACTTTCAATGATAGCTGATATAGGTGATGCTAGTCAGTTAATGGGAGAAGAATGGACTCAAGATAACTTATTAAAAATATCCTTATTATTAGCTCAAGGTGTTACTAGTAAATCATACCTAGCTGGTATGCAACAATTTGTAGATCTTGCTGGTGGTAAACCAGGTCAAGCAAATAGAATTATATCTAATATAGGTAATAATACTATTCCATTAGCTGGGCTTCGTAATGAGTTAGGTAAATTATTTACCCCTTATACTAGAGAATTAAGTTCTGGAATAAGTGATGCTATAAGAAATAGAAACTTATTAACTGAACAAATAGCTTCTGAACCACTTCCAATTAAATATGATTTACTTTCTCCTAATCCAATTAAAGATTGGGAACCTATGACTAGAATGTGGAATGCTACAGTTCCTATACAATTTAATTTAGATTATAGTCCTGGTAGAAAACTCTTCTTTGATAGTGGATTTGATTATAGAATGTCTGTTTACTATGCACCAGATGGTACTAATCTATCTGATTATCCAGCCATTAGATCAAAGTTTCAAAAAGCTATTAGTGAAAGAAATTTTGAATTAAAACTAAATAAAATGGCTAAAGATCCTAAGATATTAGCTTCGTTAGAAGACATGGAGAATGATATCAAAACTGGTAATAGAACACTTTATGAAACAAAAGATTATTATCATGTTAAAAAGATAAGCAGAGAATGGGATAAATTATTAAAAGCTGCTTGGGTATCAATTAAGGATGATGAAGATATACAAGAAGTAAGAGATGTACAACGGGGACGTAAGATAAAACGTTTAGAGAAAACTAAATATACAACAAACTTACTAGTACCTGGTAGATAATTATGGCAACAACATCATTTACAGTAACTGATTTCACAGCT